TTAACTAAACGAGTTATGTAGAAAACTGCGAAACCTCTGCCTTTGGTCGTGCCTTGGCAGCCTTGGGAATCGGGATTGAAACGAGCATCGCATCCGCCAACGAGGTGCAGATGGCTATCGCCAAGCAGGACCAGTTCAATGACTTGACCGACAAACTCGGCCTCGTTCCCGCATACGACGACCTCACCGCCGCAACGCTCAAAGCCGACTTCATCAAGTTGGTGCAGAAGTTACCCGCCGACCAACAGGAGCGGTTCATGAAGGACATCGACCAAATGACCCCCGCCCGATTTGAAAAGGGTATTCAATTCATCCAAAACCAACTCTCTAAAAAATAAGCCATGACCAACCTACTAACCCAATGCAATGCGGATGTGTATAAAGCCATCCTTGACATTAAAGAAAGCCAACCCGAAATTGGGGAACGCCTCATCTCTATCCTGCAAGAAAACCGAGAATTTTATCATATAACTCTTAGTGATATTCTTTGGTTTAGTGCCCATCTTCCTTGGCCAATATGGGACCGCAAGGTCCACACCTTCCACCTACTATTCCAATCCCAACAAACAACCACAATGCCATGAACCATTTAGTAACCATCCCCAAGTCGGACATCTCCAAGCAGGACATCGCCGACATCGCCGCTGGCCTCATCCTCCGCATCGAGGAAGGCGAGGTCAACCCCATCGCCGCCCATGTACGCTTGAAGGCGGTCGTCAAAGCCCTGGAGCAAGTCCTCAAAGCCACCGAGGACATCGTCCGTGACGAAGCCGAAAAGCACGGCAAGACCTTCTCCGCCTTCGGTGCTGAAATCCAAGTCAAGGAGGGGGCGCTCACGCCCGACTACTCGCACGACCAAGTGTGGAGCGACCTGCAGGCAAGCATGAAAGCCCGTGAAGAACTGCTGAAGATGGCCTTTCGCAACGCTGGCAAGGCAACGGTCTACGACGAAGCGACGGGCGAAGCGGTCCCCGTATGTCCCGCCAAAGGGACAAAACCAAGCATCGCTGTTACTTTTAAGACCACTTAACCATGCCCAAACCCAAAGGAAAAGAAATCCAACGAAGAGTGGCCACCATCTACGCCGTGTCATACCTCGCACAACGCCCATACAGGGCCACAGAACTCGCCGAAGTGCTTGGGGTGACCATGCGTACCGCCTACCGAATCCTAAGCGATTTACGGGCCTCAAATTGGCTCGTAGAAGAAAACTGCAAATACTCAATTCAACCCAACAAAATCCAAAGCCAATGATGAAGGACTTTCCTAAATCTGTTGAGGATGGCAAAGAATCCGAGAATTTGTTTATGTTCCTTTTTGCGAAAAAGAATGGGATACCATGCAAGCCATCAACCCAAAAACAAAACACGGTTGAGCATATTGATTGTTTTTGTGGTGACTGGGCCTTTGATGTAAAGGGACAAAGGAAAAAGAAACGGGCGAATGATGACTTTTGCAATGACCAAATACTTTTGGAGATTAAAGGAGTTGCAGGTTTTGACGGCTGGCTTTACGGGAAGGCCGAATACATCGCTTGGGAAACATCCGATTCCTTTCTTATCTTTAGAAGGCAAGACCTTGTAAACCACTACGAAGCCAACGAGCATCTTTACGAAAAAATCAACCGTCCAAACAAAAAAGACCTTTTTGTGTGGGTTCCATTTGACCACCTCAAAACAATTAAATTCTCAATTTTACCTAAACCCCAACCCCAACCCATGAGTAACTACACCCCCCAACCCAACACCTTCTCCCTGTTCGCTAACGACAAGGGCGACAACCCAAAACGCCCCGACTACCGTGGGGACATCATTCTCCCCGACGGGACCAAGATGCGGTTATCCGCATGGGTCAAGGAAGGGCAGAGCGGCAAGAAGTTCCTGAGCGGCAAGGTCGAGCCGATGAACGAATCCCGTCCAGCCAACGCATTTGAACCACAGGCTGGAGATATGCCGTTTTAGTGTAACTTTGCCCGAAGATTACATTTAAGATTAGACGCATTCCTTGTATAGCAGCCAAGGAGTGTTTAGATAAAGGGTTCCCGTTAAACCCCTCGCCCTGGCTGCTGCTATCAGTCGGGGCGTTTTTTTTACTACCACATGGAAAATAGTTGGTACAAGCACTCCCCCAGCGATTGGCTCGCAGGACGAATCAGCCGCAAATCTTTTGAATTGCAGGGGGCATTCATTCACATTTGTCAACTCTACTGGGTCAAGCACGGCCACTTTACGGCCCATCAAGCAAGCCTTGAAATCGGGGCGACCCTGCTTGGTCAGTTGATGGAAGCCGAAATCATCAAGGAGGAAGGCGAACAAATCCGCATTGAGTTCCTTGACTTGCAGATGGACGACCTTAACCGTCTAAGCCAGCGAAGGAGCGAGGCTGGACGCAAAGGTGGGGAGAACAAAGCCCAAGGAATAGCTAAGCAAGATGTAGCAAGTGCTAAGCAAATCGTAGCAAGTGCTAAGCAAAACGAAGCAGATAAGATAAGATTAGATGAGATAAGAGAAGATAAGATTGAGATACAAGAGAAGAAGAAGAATACTTGTGTCCTTTTTGACCAATTTTGGAACCTCTATCCCCGCAAGACCTCCAAGCAGTCCGCATCCAAAGCCTTCGCCAAGTTGAAGGACGAAGACCAGCAGGCAGCCATCAACAACATCTCCCGCCTCTACGCAGAAACCCCCGTCCAGTTCGTTCCCCATGCAGCCACCTACATCAACCAAGGACGATGGGAGGACCAAGTAATTCCCCGCAATGCTACCTTCAACCCACTAAACCAATCCGATGACGAACCCTTACCATCTTACCGCTGAACGCAGGCTCCTGTCCTGCCTCATGGACCAGTTTACCAACCGAGCGGTCCTGCTCCTGCAAATCCCAGAACGCCTATTCACGGGGAACCATGTACTCGTATATCGGGCCATTGAATCCCTGCACCGAGCCGAGCGACCTGTGGACCTTGTGGCCGTTCACAAGCACCTCATTGACAACGGGCAAGCCCATGTCATCGCTGAATTTGTGGACATCCTTGACGGGAACACGCTGACCTCTGATTGGAAGGTCTATGCCTCCGACCTCAACGAAGCGTGGAAGCAACGGGAGGAACAACGCATCATGGACGAGTTGGCCCATGACAGGGACATACCCAAAGCCTTCGCCCGCTATCAATCCATGCAGGCCATTGAAACCAACGCAACCGAAACTACCGCTCACGAACTGGCTAAGACCTACCTCATGAACATGAACGAGGTCCGTGAAGGCAGGCGCAAGGATTCAATCTTTCCCACCTACATCAGCCCGATGGACCGAATGCTTACAGGGTTCAAGCCTACCGAGTTTATCCTCTTAGGTGGAAGGCCCGCAATGGGCAAGACGCTCTTGGCCCTGCAAATCGCAATGAATCAAGCCATGGCCGACATTCCCGTGGTCTTTTTCACGCTGGAAATGTCAGCGGAGCAACTGACCCAGCGGATGCTCTCCAACCTCGCCACCATGGACGGGGCGCACTTTCTCAACCCCACCGAGCGAATCAGCACAAAAGATTTTATGGATTTGGGCCAAAAAGCGGACCTCCTAAAGTCCAAACCGCTCTACATCGTGGACCTGCACCAAGCCAACCTTGACCGCATTGAAGGCGAAATCGCCAAACTAAAAACCAAGTACGGGATTTGTGGATTCTACCTTGACTACCTGCAACTCGTTGAGCCGACCAAGATTGACAAAGCCAAGCCCAAGATTGAGCAAATGACCAACATCAGCAAGACCCTAAAAGCAATCTGCAAGCGGCAGAAGGTGTTCGGGGTCGTGGTGTCATCCCTATCCCGTGCAACCGAAGGAAGAAGCGACCATCGCCCGATAATGTCCGACCTTCGGGAAACGGGACAACTGGAGTTTGATGCTGACAAAATCGGCTTTGTTTACCGACCCTACGAACACGACAGGAACCAGCCAGCGGACCTCATGGAAGTCATCGTCCGCAAGAACCGCAACGGTTCCCTCGGCATCGCAAATATTCAATGCCACCTTCCCTTTACCAAAGCCAACGAATACCCACCCAATTCCCTATGATGGACGAATATAATTTGCAAGCCGCCTGCGTCAAGTTGTTCGCCCTTATGCGACCCAACGAGCAGGGGCTGCTATTCCTCAACCTCAACAACCCCCGCTCCCGTTCCAACGGGTTCTTCCTCAAAGGCATCGGGCTGACCGCTGGCGTTGCTGACATGACCTACCTATCCCCGAAAGGAGCGGTATTTCTTGAATTTAAAACACCCAAGGGCAAGCAGTCCCTCTCGCAGAAATGGTGGCAGGGGGTCGTGGAGGCAGTTGGCTACAGGTATGTAGTCATCCGAAGCGTGGAGGAATTTCAGCGGGTGTTGGCTGAATGTTCTTAACTTGTTTATATCTTCGTTAAACCTAAACCAAAACCCATGAAACCAACCCCCACCGATTTCCGCCGCTGGCAGATTCACATCCGCAAGGAGTGCGTGAACTGCGACCGCCCCGACCGTTCCGAAACCATCAAGCCTTGGTCCGTGAACTGGACCCTGCTCGGTAGAATCCTCCAAGCCAAAAACGCATGACAATGCCCTGGATAAGACCCCAAGACCAAATGCCCAAGGATGGCGAACCCGTGCTGATTACCGATGTGTTAGGACTGCAAATCGTCGCTTGGTGGAGACCAGCACACGATATGTGGTACTCCGAGAATTATTCTTGGTTCACAAGCGAAGTCAACTATTGGATGCCTATACCCGAAATTGTTTAAGCCATGACCCCAGCCCTCATCCATCATCTCGTTGACACTACCGCAATGATATTCGGCATCACGCCCGACCAAGTGCGCTCGCCAAGCAGGGAACGGCCCTGCGTAATCGCTCGGAATATCGTGGCCGACATTGCATACAACGAATACCTATTCACCTTCATGGCTATCGGGAAGGAGTTGAACCGCCACTACTCCACGATAATTATAAACCTTGAATCCTTCCACAACGACTGCAAGGCCAAGCCGCAACTGCGATACCTTCGGAGGCAAGTTTTCAACAACGCACAGGACTACTTGAAGACGGCTGAGGGGGCTTATATCACTGATACCCTGCAACTTCCGAGCGGAGAATAGCCCAAAACCGCCCAAACACCCAAGGGGTCGGCCTAACCGCTGACCCCTTTTTTTTGCAATCTTTGTGCATGGCATCCGCAGAACACACGATACTGGACCTCTACCGAAGCGGCGAAATCCGCAAAGCCTGCCTAACGATTACAGGAGGCGACCCGCTTTGGAGGGACTTGGAGCAGGAGTGCGTGTTAATCCTGCTGGAGAAAGACCCCGCCAAGATTCTGCAAATCCACGGGCAGGGGTATTTCAAGTTCTATGTGGTTCGCCTGTTGCTGAACCTCTACCGAGGCAAGAACAACCAGTTTGCCCAAAAGTACCGCCACCACGATTTGCTGGAAGAACTGGACCCCGATTCCCCTATCCCACAGTCCGAGTACGATTCACTGATGGACGACCTGTGGGCCATTGCCGAAGCCGAGATGGACACTTGGGCCAAGGACGGGGCGTTCCCCTATGACAAGGAGTTACTGCGCCTCCACCTGCGGACGGGTAACATGAAGAAGTTGTCCCGTGACACGGGCATCCCGTATCGTTCTATAATCTATTCCATTGACCAAGCCAAGGCCAAAATCAAGGCCGCCATTCAATCCCATGGACACGCTGATATTTCCCCTGCTGATTAGTTCGCTCACCGCCCTCGCAATTGCCGAGTACCATGTCCTCCCGCAGGTTTGGTACAAGACCTGGTTCGCAAGGCACAAGCCGTTCAGTTGCGTCACCTGCCTGACCGTTTGGGTGGCGGTGGCCCTGACCCTGCCCACCTGCGGTTGGGTCCTTGCTCCCGTGTACGGCCTCGCCTCTGCGGGGCTGACCGTTGTCATCCTGCAACTGACCAGCCGATGACCCACCAACTGCACCACGGCGATTGCCTTGAAGTGTTGCGGTCCATGCCCGATTGCAGCGTGGATTCAATCGTTACCGACCCGCCCTATGGGTTGTCATTTATGGGCAAGAAGTGGGACTACGATGTGCCAAGCGTTGATGTTTGGGTGGAGTGCCTTCGGGTCTTGAAGCCTGGGGGTCATCTTCTTGCATTTGCAGGAACGAGGACGCAGCACCGAATGGCGGTGCGGATTGAGGATGCGGGCTTTGAGATTCGGGATATGATTGCGTGGGTGTACGGGTCGGGGTTTCCGAAGTCGTTGGATGTGAGCAAGGCGATTGATAAGAGGGACGCAGCAGAAGAACAACAAGCGAGGCGATATAGGTTTACGGAGTGGGTTCGTTCTACGGGGATAACCTCCAAACAAATTGACGAAGCGACTGGAACCAACATGGGCGGACATTATACAACCGCAGCAAGTCAGCCCGCTATTATGACCCGTGAGCACCTGGAGGCGTGTCGTCATTTGCTTGGCGAAGTTCCCGAATGGGTGGAGAAAGAGGCAGACATTCGCAGCGTTGAAAGCAAGAATTTTGCCGAGCGGGAGGTGGTGGGGAAGCGTGTCGGGGTTGACACAACCAAGCAAAGCATCGCTTGCGCTGTTTCGGCACAGGGTTTGGAGCAATCCACAAAGCACGAATTTAACATCACCGCCCCTTCCACCGATGCCGCAAAGCAATGGCAAGGCTGGGGGACTGCCCTCAAGCCTGCGTTGGAGCCGATAACCGTGGCCCGCAAGCCGCTGGTCGGAACGGTTGCCGAGAATGTCCTGCAACACGGGACGGGGGCGATTAATGTGGATGGGGGAAGGGTGGAAGGTGGCCGCTGGCCCGCCAACTTCATCCACGATGGAAGCGAGGAAGCCACCGACCTGCTCAAAGATTCGGCACGCTTCTTCTACTGCGCCAAGGCAAGTAAAGCGGATAGGGGCGAAAACCACCACCCCACCGTCAAGCCCACCGACCTCATGCGCTACCTCTGCCGCCTCGTAACCCCACCCAACGGAATCGTCTTGGACCCATTTAACGGGTCGGGTTCCACGGGATGCGCTGCGGTCTTGGAGGGCTTCCAATACATCGGGATTGAACGGGAGGCCGAGTACATCGCCATATCCGAGAAACGCATTGAAGCACGCTCTAAACAAGTGCAGGAGCAACCCAAGCAACTGACCCTATTATGACCCAAGCGGAATACCTCACTGCTCAAAAACACCGCCATTACTGGGACCAATACCAAGCCGCCCTGTTCATGCGGTTGTCCCCCGAAGCGGTCCATGACTTGCAGACCGTCCTCGTTGCCAACGGACGACCCAATACGAATTGGTGGTGCGCTGACTGCGTAAAATCAGCCCTTCAATACATTTACCAAGAGGCGGACCAGTTTGCCGAAGCCAACCACCACACCGTTACCCATGCCATCAACAACCCCAACCCGTGACCAGTTCCAAACCTACGCCGACTATGGCGAAGGCGTGCGCAACAACGCCAAGCGGGGCATTGAACTCAACGAGCGCAACGGCAACAAGTGCGCTACCCAAACGGGCAAGGTCCGAGCGCAGCAACTCGCCAACGGTGAGGGGATTTCCCTTGAAACGGTTAAACGGATGCACTCCTACCTTTCACGGGCAGAAACCTACTACGACAACGCAGATTCCACCAGCGACTGCGGTTACATCAGTTACCTGCTATGGGGTGGCAAAGCGGCCCTTGGCTGGTCACGAAATAAACTACGGGAACTTGGCGAACTCGACTAAAGCCCCCAACGATGAGGCCCAAGTGCAAGCCCGCATGGATTCGCTGATGATGGTCATTACCACTCTCTGCGACTGCATCGGAGCGGTGGAGGAATCCAACTCGCCCAACGCTTTTGCCGTCAAGATGAAAATCGTGGACAAGATTGACGAACTGATTGACAAAATAGAATACTGATGGGAGCAGGAAGGCCACGGGTATTTGCAACACCCCAAGAACTTTGGGAAGATTTCAGCGAGTATTGCGTCAATACAAAGAAGCAACCCATCCTTGTAAAAGATTGGATTGGCCCCAAAGCCGTGGAGGTCTTTCGGGAAAAAGAAGCACCATTGACCATGGAGGGGTTTAAATTGCACCTTTGGGACAAGGGTATTGCTGATGGGGGGAGGGACT